TGGCAGAATTGTATTATGGTGGCTCGGCAAAAGTTGCTCGCGCTCGAAAGCAAGGTGTCCGGTCGGCTGGGTTTCGACGAACACCAGCAACAGGAATTGCGAAAAGAAATCGAGGAAGCGTTGGCCGAATTATCGAAGCCGCAGAAATATGAACAAATCGGGGAGGAAGAAATTGACGAAGGACTTGGCGAAGGCGGTGAGGCTTTGGCGACCACCGCCAAGAATGAACGTGGCTGAATGGGCCGACGCCTTCCGTTACCTTGGCCGAAGCGTCACGCCCGAGGCGGGCAAATTTCGTTGCGACCGTTTGCCGTACCAGCGCGAGCCGATGGAGAGCTTTACCGACGAGACGGTTGGCGAAACGGTTTTGATGTGGGGGGCGCAATTGGGCAAAACGGAAATCCTGCTCAACGCGATTGGGTATTACATCCAAATGAGCCCGAGCCCGATTTTGGTAGTTTACCCGACGCTCGACACCGCGCGCAAATGGTCAACCAAAAAGCTGGCAACGATGCTGCGCGAATCGCCCGCGCTGCGCGGCAAAGTCAAAGACCCGCGCACCCGCGACAGCGGCAACACCGTCCTTTCAAAAGATTTCGCTGGCGGGTTTCTGGTGGCGGCGGGCAGCAATTCCCCGGCGAGCTTGCGCCAACTATCCTGCCGCGTTGTCATCCAAGACGAGGTTGACAGCTACGAGGCGAGCGCGGGAACCGAGGGTGACCCCTGCCTGTTGGCGGATGCGCGAGCCGCAAACTTTCACGACGCAACCTTAATTAAAGCCAGCACGCCGACCATCAAGGGCTCAAGCCGGATTGAGAAATACTTTGACGAGAGCGACCAGCGTTATTGGGTTTGCCCTTGCCCGAAATGCGGTGAGCGGCAGCAACTCAAATGGCGGCACGTTACTTGGCCCGAGGGGGATACGTCGGGCGCGGTTTACAATTGTTCATCCTGCCGCGAACCCATCACCGACCTCGAGCGCATCAAGATGATTAACTCTGGCGAATGGCGCGCAACCTATCCCACCCGACGCAATCGCGGTTATCACCTGTCGGGCTTATATCGGATAATGGGAAAAAAACGGCAGTTCAAAACCTACCTCCACGAGTTCGCCGAAAACTTTTTAGCCGCGAAACGGTCGGGGTCTGAAATGCTCAAGGTATGGGTTAACACGTTCCTTTGTGAAACGTGGGAAGGCGAAGTTGGCGAGCGGATGGAACCCGACCCGCTGCTTGCGCGCTGCGAGAATTACGGCGGCGAAAATTTGCCAAGCGAGGTGCTGGTGCTGACTTGCGGCGTGGATGTTCAGGCCAACCGGCTGGAGGCCGAGGTTGTCGGTCACGCGGCGGATGGCGAGGCGTGGGGGATTGAATACAAAACATTTCCCGGCGCACCCGACCAGCGCGCCGTCTGGCTTGACCTTGCGAAGTATCTGCAAACCACTTGGCAGCATCCAGCCGGGGCGGTGCTGAAGATTGTGGCGACGGCGGTGGACGCCGGTTATTCGACAAGCGCGGTTTATGATTTCTGCGCGCGTCACGCGGCCAACCGGGTTTACGCGGTGAAGGGCTCGCCGGTGCGCGGTGCGCCGCCGATTGCCAAGCGGACAGTCAAGGCCGCGCGGGTGGTGCTTTGGACGTTGGGAACCGGCGCAATCAAGGACACGCTATTTGCCCGATTGCAGATTGAGGAAGCGGGCGCGGGGTTTCAGCATTTCCCGACAGGGTACGGATACGACGCCGAATATTTCAAACAACTCACCGCCGAGGAGGTTCACACCAAACACGTGAACGGCTTTCCGGTTCGGTATTATCGCAAGTGCCGCGACCGTAACGAGGCACTTGACATCCGCGTTTACAATATGGGCGCGCTGGAAATTCTGAATCCGAACTTTGAGGCGGTGGCAAAATCGATTCAACCCGAGGACGAGGACGACCCGCAGCCCAAAGCGCAACCGGCGCGCGGGGCGGGATATATTAACGAGTGGCGTTAATGGGCGGGATTTGGAGAAAAACAGGCCGCGAGGTTTGCGTGTGCGGGCCTTTGATTGGTTGGCCGGTATGATGACACCCGCCCAACCGTCTGCGGCGTTTCGGTTCGAGAAACCCGAACAACGCACCAAAATAAATGGCAGACGTTGCAACAAAGGAGCCCGAAATTTTCCGCGCGGGTGATACGGTTAAATGGACAAAGGATTTTTCTGATTATCCCGCCGACGATTCTTGGGTTTTGAAATATGCGTTTCGCGGCAACTCGACGACGATTGACGTAACCGCCACCGCGTCGGGCAAGGAGCACGCTGTCACCATTTCGGCGGCAACCTCCACCGCTTACACCAAGGGCGTTTACGATGTTCTTGGTTTCGTCGAGAAGGGCTCCGAGCGGTATTCCGTTTTTACTGGCCGCATCGAAATCCTCGCCGACCTTGAAACCGTTGGCTCGTCTTATGAATCGCGAACGCACGTCAAAAAGACTTTGGACGCAATCGAGGCGGTGCTGGAGAATCGCGCGACCAAGGAAATTCTCGAAAGCTCAATTGAGGGCGTGAACATCAAGCGCATCCCTCACGCCGAGTTGGTGATGCTGCGCGGGCGTTATCTGGCTTGGTATCGCGAAGAACAGGCGGCGGATAAAATCAAAATCGGAATGGGAACGGGCCGAACCATCCTCACGCGCTTCGGTGCAAATTCCGCGACCAACCCGTTGCCCAAAGTCTAATGAAAATTCTCGACCGCATCGCTCGCAAGCTCGGATATGCCAAGCGCGGATACGCCGCCGCCAAGCAATCCCGCCTCACATCGGATTGGACGATGCAGACCAAATCGGCCAATTCCGAAATCCGGGCCGACCTCGAAACGCTCCGCGCCCGCGCGCGCCAGCTTGAACGGGACAACGATTACATCCGCCGATACTTTAAGGTTTTGGAAAACAACGTCCTCGGCGCGGGTGGAATCAAGCTCCAAGCCAAGGCCAAGGACGAGGACGGCAGCTTTGACACCGCCGCCAACGCGAAGGTTGAAGCGGCGTGGCGCAATTGGGGAACGATGGGCAATTGCACCGTTACCGGCTCGCAATCTTGGCAGGATGCTCAACGGCTTATCCTTCGCAGCGTTGCGCGGGATGGTTCCTGCATCATCCGTAAGGTGACGAATTACGACAACCCGCACCGCTTCGCCCTTCAGATTCTCGAAGCCGATTTGCTGAACAACGACGCAAACGTGAGGCTCAAAAACGGCAACAGCATTCGGATGGGGATTGAGTTGAACGAATGGGAGAAGCCGGTTGCCTACCACTTGCGCGACGGTCACAAGGGCGACGAGTTTGGGATGAACCAACCGAACAAGACCAACCGCATCCCAGCGGATGAAATCATTTTGGCATACTTGCCCGAGCGGGCGCATCAAAATATCGGCGTGCCTTGGATTGTCTCGGCGATGACGCGGCTTAACATGCTGGCAGGTTACGAGGAAGCAGAATTGGTGGGAGCGCGCGTTTCTAGCGCAAAAATGGGCTTTTATATCAAGAACGAGCAAGGCGAAGGCTACCAAGGCGAGCAGGACGAAACCGGCAACCTCATCAATCAAGCCGAGCCGGGGGCATTCGAGGAGTTGCCCTTCGGGACAGATTTCAAAACTTTTGACCCGTCGCACCCCACCGCGAATTATGCCGATTACGTCAAGGCGTGTTTGCGCGGCATCGCGGCGGGCCTCGGCGTTTCCTACACCAGCCTCGCCAACGATTTGGAGGGCGTGAATTATTCGAGCATCCGCGCGGGGCTTCTGGAGGAACGCGAGGAATGGAAGCAGATTCAAAATTGGTTCACCACTCATCTTTGCCAACCCGTTTTTGATGCGTGGTTGCCTTACGCGCTGCTGTCTGGCGCGCTCGATTTGCCCGCCGCCAAGGTGGAGAAGTTCGCGGCGGTGGAATGGAAGCCGAGGAGGTGGCAGTGGGTTGACCCGCTCAAGGACACTCAAGCCAGCGTGATTGCGGTTGCCAACGGGTTCAAATCAAGGAGGGCAATCATCGCGGAAGCGGGCGGCGACATCGAAGACACTTACGCCGAACTCGAACAGGACGACCGGCTCGCCGACGCCAAGGGAATCAAGGTGGACGGCGGGAACAGTCCGAAGCCGACCGAGGAGGTTGCCGGTGGCTAGGTTTATTGTCTTTGGCCCGCCAGCGGGCGGCAAAACAACTTTCGTCCGCGAACGAATTGGCGAAAACGATTTGGTCGTTGATGTGGACTCGTTGAACCAAGCAATAACTTGGCGCGAACCGCACCACCGGCTTGATTCCGCGAAGGATTTCATTTTTGCGATGCGCGCTCTTTTGCTCGGGCTGATTGAACGCGAGGGGTTTGACGGCGACAACGTGTGGGTGATTTCAAGCGCACCAAGAAAAGCCCAGCGCGCCGAATTGGTTGAGAGGATTGGGGGTGAATTGGTTGCGGTGGTTCCCGACAAAGAAACCTGCCACGAACGCGCCCGCGCGGACGGCAGACCCCCAGCTTGGCACAAATTTATTGACGAATGGTTTGACAGATACGAGCCCGAAACCCGAACAACCCCACAAAATAAAAGAGGAATGAAACCGGAACAAAAAAACGAGGTGCGCTATTTCACCGCCGCGACCATCGACCGCAGCGCGGTGGATGAGGAAGCGCGAACCGTCGAGCTTGCATTTTCGAGTGAGACACCCGTTGACCGGCCCTTTGGCCGCGAGGTGCTTGACCATACGCCCGACAGCGTTGACCTCTCGCGCCTGAACGACGGCGCACCCCTCCTGCTCGAACACGACCGCAGCCAGCAGGTCGGCGTGATTGAATCCGCCCGCGTGGATGTGGACAGGATTGGGCGCGCGGTGGTGCGGTTCAGCAAGAGCGCGCTGGGCAACGAAATTTTCCAAGACGTCAAGGATGGCATTCGCCGATTGGTTTCGGTGGGCTATACTGTTGGCGAGTTTGCAAATGAGAAAGCGGAGGCGGGGCTGGACACCTTGCGCGCAATCAACTGGCAGCCTTTGGAAATCTCGCTGGTGAGCATACCAGCCGACGCGACGGTGGGAGTTGGCCGTCACGCCGAAAAACCAACCGACTCAAAACCAATTACGGAACCCAAGAAAATGAACGAAGAAAAAATTATTCAAGAGTCGAGGGAAGCTCCGAAGCCAGACCAGCCCCAGCCAAAGGCCGAACCCGAGGTGCGGATTGAGGTGCGCGCCGACAAGCGTGCAACCGAGATTGCCGCGCTTGGGCAAAAGTTTGAAGCCGACCGCGAAGCGGTTGATTTCATCGCCGAGGGCAAGTCTGCCGACGACTTCAAAACATATTTGATGGAACGCAACGCGAAAGCCGAGCCCATCGCGAAACCCGAAGCCGACCTTGGCCTGAACGAGCGCGAGCGTAAAAGTTACTCGCTGGTTCGCGCCATCCGCAACGCCGCCGAAACCGGCGGGCGCGTAGACGGATTCGAGTTGGAAATCAGCCAAGAAATCGCAAAGCGTTCAGGCCGCGAGCCGCAAGGCTTTTACGCCCCGAACGACGTGCTTGGCCGAATGAGCCAACGCGACCTGACCACCGGAGTTGACGCCGATGGCGGATTCCTTGTTGAAACCGGAAACGGCGAATACATCGACCCGCTGACCGCCGCGCCCTTGGTGGTGCAGCTTGGAGCGCGCGTGATGTCCGGGTTATCCGGCAACGTCAATCTGCCGCAAGGCGGAACGGCGACCGCGTACTGGACGGCAGAGAATGCCGCCGCCACCGAGTCAACGCCGACCATCGGACAGTTGAGCTTGAGCCCGAACCGCGTTGCCGCGTATTCGGAAATCAGCAAACAACTGCTCGCCCAAGCGTCTTACGACGTGGAGGGAATCATCCGCGACGACCTCAACAAACAGTTGAGCCTCGCGATTGATAAGGCCGCGATTCAAGGCAGCGGAAGCTCGAACGAGCCCACCGGCATCACCAACACCTCGGGCATCAATACTGTTACGATGGCGGGCGCAGCCCCGGCATATGCTGACGTTGTTGATATAGAGGCAGCGGTTGAAACCGACAACGCTCTGGCCGGTTCGCTTGCTTACATTATGACCCCCGCCGACAAGGCCACACTCCGTAAGACGAGCGTGGACAGCGGCTCGGGCCGGTTCATTATGGAAGGCAGCGACCTCAACGGCTATCGCGCAGAGGCGACAACGCAAAGCCCAGCCACCACCCTCATTTTCGGTAATTTCTCCGATTTGATTGTGGCCGAATGGGGCAGCGGCGTTGACCTCGTAGTTGACCCGTACAGCCTCGCGCTGACCGGGTTGCTGCGCGTACACGTTTCGCGGTTTGCAGACGTCGGCGTGCGTCACGCCGTTAGTTTCTGCTCGATGGCAACAGCTTAATCGCCCTCAACGGGTGGAGGAAACACCGGGGCGGCGGCGGATAAAACTGCCGTCGCCCCACTTTTTGAAAAATGGCAATCGCTGATGAAATCGCAGACGGGTTGAGCGAATTGGAAACGGATTTCCCCGCGACCTTTACTTGGAACTCGGCAACTTACGATTGCCTCGCGGGCGCGGAAACGCGCGGGGTGGACGCGGGCGAATTGGGGTTGATGGCGGATGACGACCTCACCTTGATTGTCCAGCTTGGGCAATTCGGGACGGGAACCAAGCCGACGCAGCGCAACCTCATTACATTTAATAGTCGCAGCTATCGCATCCAGCAAAT